AACTATAGATGTGTGGTATAATGGGGTAATGGTGATGGGAACTAATATTTTATTAAAATGGGAGTTAGCTGAAAATATGGTACGACCTAAATCAGCTAATCAATACGCGTTACCAAATTATGTGGCAGTTGCTCCTCGTATGTATAAAGGGGTGATAGAATCTCTTGTACGAAGAATGATTCCTTTTGCTGACTTAATTCAAATAACTCACTTAAAGTTACAGCAGGTAATTGCACGTGTAGTTCCTGATGGTGTTTTTATAGATGCAGATGGATTAAATGAAGTGGACCTAGGGACGGGTAATGCTTATAATCCTGAAGATGCTTTAAGGCTTTATTTTCAAACAGGTAGTGTAATAGGTAGAAGTTATACTCAAGATGGAGACTATAATCAAGCTAAAGTTCCTATTAAAGAACTGAATTCAAATTCAGGAGGAGGTAAAACACAAATGCTTATTCATAATTATAATCATTATTTAGATATGATTAGAGCAGTAACCGGATTAAATGAGGCGCGAGATGGTTCTACGCCTGACCCTAATTCTTTAGTGGGTGTTCAAAAATTAGCTGCCTTAAATTCCAATACCGCTACAAGACATATTCTTGATGGTAGTTTATATATATATAGAACTTTAGCTGAGGCGCTGTCTTATAGAATTTCAGATATTTTAGAGTACGCAGATTTTAAAAGTGATTTTATAAATAAAATAGGTAAATACAATGTATCTATTTTAAATGATACTAAGGATTTGTATTTATATGATTTTGGAATATTTATAGAAGTAGCTCCTGATGAAGAACAAAAAGCACAGTTAGAGCAAAATATACAAATGGCATTATCTAAACAAGATATTAATTTAGAAGACGCTATTGATATTAGAGAAATACGTAATCTAAAACTTGCTAATCAATTACTTAAATTAAAAAGAAAACAAAAGCAAGAACGAGAAGAGCAAATGCAAATGAAGCAACAAGCTATGCAAGCTCAACAACAATTAAAGTCTCAAGAAATGGCACAACAATTAGCTGCTCAAAAATTACAAACAGAGCAACAAATGGAAATGCAAAAACAACAGGCACAAATAGCTTTTGAGATTGAAAAAATGAAACAAGAAGCTTTATTAAAAGCGCAGTTAATGGAGCAAGAGTTTCAATATAATTTACAATTAAGAAATGTTTCTGAAACAGCGATAGCAAATAGAGAAGATAAAAGAGAGGATGCGAAAAGTAAAAGAATTAGTCAACAAAATACGGAACAAAGTAAGTTGATTAATCAGAGAAAGAATAATCTTCCTCCCCAAACTTTTGAATCAAATGAAGATAGTTTAGATGGTTTTGATTTTGCGGAATTTAACCCTAGATAATCGTCTAAAAATGTATCATAAAATTGTTTAACTTTGTATAAAATTATAATTAAATGGAATTAAAAGTAAGAAGCGTAGAAGATTCGGGAGAAAAATCTACACAACAAGTAGAACAAGAGTTACTTGATAAACACGAAAAATCTCTTGAACAACAACCTGAAAGTAAACCCGCTATTAAAGACGTGAAGTTTACACAGGAAAAAGATACTCCTATTACTCAAGAAGTAAAGGAAGAAAAACCTGTAGAGGAGCCTGTAGAGGAGCCTAAAGGTTTAACAGAAGAAGATGTTCTTTCACATATTAATAAAAGATACGATAAAAACATCGCATCGGTAGATGATTTACTTGCACAGAGAGAATCACAAGAAGAATTACCGGAAGATGTAGCAGCGTATTTAAAGTATAAAAAAGAAACAGGTAGAGGTATTGATGACTATGTTAAATTAAACAAAGACTTCAGTGCTATGGAACCTGATAATTTGCTAAGGAACTATTTTAAAGAAACGGAAGAAGGGCTTGATGATGAAGATATAGACTTTAAAATGGAAGAGTTTGATTACGATGAAGAAGTTGATGAACCTTCAGACATTAAAAGAACTAAGATAGCAAAGAAAAAACTTATTGCTAAAGCCAAGAAATACTTTACTCAACAAAAAGAAAAGTATAAACTACCCGTCGAGTCGTCAGGGGATGTTGTTTCTCAAAGTAACAGTAAAGAATATCAAGACTATAAGCAATATTTAAAGGATGCTAAAACCTATAACGAGGAATCAACTAGAAAAAGTGAATGGTTTCGAAAGAAAACTGACCAACTTTTTAATAGCGAATTCAAAGGTTTTGAGTTTACGTTAAATGACAAGAAAGTTATTTTTTCTCCGGGTAATGCAAGCGACCTTAAAAAAGCCCAATCTACCCCTGCTAATTTTGTAGGGAAATTTTTAGATGATAAGGGAATGCTTACGGACGCTAGTGGTTATCATAGAAGTTTAGCAATCGCGATGAATCCTGACAGATTTGCACAGTTCTTTTATGAACAAGGTAAATCTGATGCGACTGATAGTGTAATGCGTAAGACAAAAAATATAAATATGTCTGAGCGTAGAGCGCCTGAAACAACGCAAAAGGGAGGACTCAAGTTTAAATCTATATCACCATCAAGTGGTAGAGGTTTAAAGATTAGAAGTATTAAAAGAAAATAATAACAGTATTAAAAATTTAGATTATGGCAGGTTCAGTATTAGCAACTCCGGGATTTGACTTACAGCCAAGTGCGGAACAAGTTGCGTTATCAACGAATTATATGAATAATTTCAATTTCTTGAATCAGTATCTTCCTGATACTTATGAAAAGGAATTTGAAAGGTATGGTAATCGTACCATTGCATCATTCCTAAGATTAGTAGGTGCAGAAATGCCTTCAAACTCTGACCTTATTAAATGGGCAGAGCAAGGTAGATTACACACTAAATATACCCAAGTGGGTACAGCAGCAGCAGCCGGTACGGATGCAGCTACATTTAGAATCAATGACGTGTTAGTTCCGGGAACAGGTACAAATGTTCTTAGAGTTAATCAAACAGTTATGATTGTTTGGAATAACGGAGCAGGTTCTAATAAAGCTATCGTTACCGCGATTAATGTGGGTGCTGTAGCAACTGACGTTACATTAGCACTGTATGAAGCAGCAGGAACCGCAGCAGCGGGGACAGGTCTCGGTAATGCAGATTGTACGTTATTTATCTATGGTTCTGAGTTTAATAAAGGAACTAATGGAATGCAAGGTTCACTTGAAGCGGATGATATCTTCTTTGATAATAAACCTATTATCATAAAAGATAGATATGCGGTAAGTGGGTCAGATATGGCACAAATCGGATGGGTTGAAGTAACTACAGAAGATGGTGCTACAGGTTACCTATGGTACTTAAAATCAGAGCACGAAACAAGATTACGTTTTGACGATTATCTTGAGACAGCTATGATTGAAGCAGTACCTGCGGAAGCAACTTCGGCAGCCGGTGACTTTTTACAAGGAACAGGTGCAGGTTTATCTGCGGCTAACTTAAATGGTTCTGATGGTATTTTTTGGACAGTCCAAAACCGAGGAAACATTTGGGGAGGTGGTAACCCAACTACACTAGCAGATTTTGACGCAATGATTAGTCGATTAGATAATCAAGGAGCTATCGAAGAAAACGTGATTTTCTTAAATAGAAACTTTGGTTTTGATATGGACGATATGATTGCAGCTCAAAACTCTTATGGTGCAGGTGGTACATCTTGGGGATTGTTTGACAATGACGAAGAGATGGCGTTAAATTTAGGTTTCTCAGGTTTCCGTAGAGGATATGATTTCTACAAAACTGATTGGAAATACTTAAATGACCCAACAATGAGAGGTGGATTACCTACAGGAGCAGGTTCAGGACGTATAAACGGACTACTTGTACCGGCAGGTTCTACATCTGTATATGACCAAATTCTTGGTAAGAACGCAAAAAGACCTTTCTTACACGTTAGGTATCGTGCTTCACAAACTGAAGATAGACGATACAAAACTTGGATTACAGGTTCTGCGGGTGGTGCACGAACATCGGATTTAGATGCGATGGAAGTAAACTTCTTATCAGAAAGAGCGGTTTGTACTTTAGGTGCAAACAACTTCTTCTTATTCCAAGAGTAGTAGTTAGATTAGAAATGGGAGTGTCTTTAAAGACACTCTCTTTTCTTTTTTTATAAATTATATTAAATTAAATTGAAATGAAAAAGACTAAAGAAAAATTCGTAAACAAGGTTTACAGACTTACTAAGGACAGAGCACCTTTATCTTTTATGCTCCCAACAAGAAACACTAAGCGATACCCTTTATTATGGTTTGATGAAGAAACAGGGCAAAACAGAGCTTTACGTTATGCGCGTAATCA